ATAGGCACAATGGCTTTCTTTTCAATTCAAGAACGAATAAATAATCTAGAAACAAGAGCAACATTATTTGAAGCTGATCTCGTTAAGAACGCAGATCAAACACCTATCGATCAGGAACAATTTATGTTGCTTGAGTTCATAGCTGGACAAGTAGAAAGCATGAGTGAAGATTTAGAAAACATGGCACACAATAAAGTTAATATTATGAGGTTACAAGCAGATATGGACAAAGCATTAGAGGACATAGAATCATTAAAGGACAAGGTAAGGCAAAATGGTAACTAAAATTGTAATTGCATTACTGTTATTTTCGCAAGGTGAAATGATAGAGCATACTATTACTGATGGTATCAACGATTGCTTAGAGAAAAAAAGAATAATGAAAAGAAATATGTCTGATGGTGTCCAAATATCGTGTGCCAAAGTAGAAGCAGATATTGAAATTATTGAAGGTAGAGAATTTATAAAAAGTCTTAGAAAATTATGAGAATAGATATTAAAGCTATATTACCATACCTAGTTATACTTGTTTCTATTGGTATGACCTGGGGAATGTGGTCAAGTCGCCTTGAAGCTGTAGAAAAAAAAGCAGACTCTTTATCTGCGATGCAGCAAGACATAGCTGTTATTAAAGAAAAAATAATTTGGATAGAGAACTACCTAATAGGTGATTAATGAAGTTTTTTATCGTCATGTGGTTATGTATCCAGTCACCCACTGTACCACTTGATAAGACTTGTGTTACACAAGTTATCCAAACATCAGGTTATAACACTATGCAAGAGTGTAAGTATAATGCTGTGATGTTTGCAAACAAAGTAATGGTTGTTCCAGATATTTATGTGACAACCTTTTGCACAGAAAAAGAGGTGACAAATATATAAGGGGGAAGATGTCTAAGATTTTAATAATCTCAGACCTACACGAACCATATAGTCATACTGATAGTTTTGCCTTTTTAGAAGCTGTCAAAAAAAAATACAAACCAGATAGAGTTGTATGTATAGGCGATGAACTTGACTATCATGCCTTATCTTTTCACGACTCAGATCCTGATCTACCTAATGCTTCTAAAGAATTAGAACTAGGTTTATACAAGATCAAAATGATTGAGAAGTTATTTCCTAAGATGGATTTACTACATAGCAATCATGGTTCTATGGTCTATAGAAAAAGAAAACATCATGGTTTTCCATCCTTAGTGGTGAAAGACTATGCAGACATACTTGCTGTCGATAAACAAAAATGGCGATGGCATGATAGGTTAATTATTAAAGATAAATATGGCGAATATTACTTTTGCCATAATATGAGTAAAGATCCTGTAAAATCTTCCATGTCGATAGGCATGAATTTTGTCCAGGGCCATTATCACACAGAATTTAAAATAGGTTATTGGTCTAGTCCTGAACATTTGAGATGGGGTATGAATGTGGGTTGTCTTATTGATAAAGACTCCCTTGCATTTGCTTATTCCAAAGTTAATATTAGAAGGCCTGTTCTTGGTTGTGGAATGATAGTTAATGGAGTTCCTCAACTTATTCCTATGATTTTAAAAAGAGGAAATAGGTGGAATAAACAAATATGAGAATAGTTTATCAATCCGGCAAACTTTATATGAGCCTTACAAAAAAGGAATATGAAGATATTAAACCAGGCGAAATAACAGAAATAGATATTGGTAACATCCATGTTTTATTAAAAGACATTACAGAAATTTCTTATGAACGATTAAAGGAGTTAGAATGTACGAAGAAGTAAAAGAAAAAATTAAGATTTCAGAAGGCTTTTCTGCAACTGGGTATTTTTTAAATTATAAAGGTGCTGATGGTCAAGATATACAAGAAGATTTTATGACGATTGGGTATGGTCATAAGTGTGTAGATGGTGATCCTTACGAACCAGGAGTTGAATATCCAAAAGAAGTATTAGAACAACAGTTTGAAAAAGACTTTCTTGTCTATCTTCATGCAGCAGAAAGATACATAGGCGACTGTGAAGTTCCAGAAGTTATCAAGGATTGTGTCATTGAGATTGCCTACAATATTGGTGAGCCTAAATTATTTCAATTCGTCAAAATGCGTCAAGCAATGCAAGATGGTGACTTTGTAGAAATGGGCGAACAGTTAAAAGATAGTCGTTTATATAGAACACTTACTTCAAGATACGAACCAATAGTTAAATTAATACAGGAGGCTTAGTATGTTTCAAATGCTATTAAAACCCTTGTTAGGTGTAGCTGGTGATGTTGTAAAATCAGTTGCAGATACTAAGAAAGCAAAAGCAGAACAAAAGGTTACTGAGATAAAAGCTAAAACAGAGTTATTAAATAAACAAATCAAAGGCGAAATAGCCTACGACTTAGAAGCTATCAAAGGTTCTAAAGACTCCTGGAAAGATGAAGCATGGACTATCTTGTTCATTATCATAATAGCTATGTGCTTTATTCCTCCACTACAACCTTATACAGAAAGAGGTTTCGATGCTCTTTCACGAACTCCACAGTGGTTTCAATTTGCCATGTATGGAGCAATAGCTAGTTCATTTGGCCTCAGAGGAATGGGTAAAGTTTTAGGTAGTAAAAAATGAGTACAATCAAAGAAGTAGAGGCCCTATTACGCAAAGCAAAAAAAGAAAACAGAGAACTTAGAAAAGATAACGAAGAAAAGGATCTACATATTAAGTTCCTTAATGAACGACTAGATAATTGGGCAGAGAAGAATGCGATACTAAGAGAAGAAAAACGCAATATTACTGTCGATGATGTAATAGCATTGCAGAAAGCAAGAGCTGAATATGCTTCTTCACAAAACAAATCTCTTACTGAACAACTAGAAATACAAGAAAAAAAGAAATTAGATTCACAAGGAATAACCAATGAGCAAAGATCCTCGACTTAAAAGAGCTGGTGTAAGTGGTTTTAATAAACCTAAAAGAACTCCAGGTCATAGAACAAAATCTCATGTGGTGGTCGCTAAAGAAGGCGACAAAGTTAAAACAATTCGTTTCGGTCAGCAAGGTAAGACTGGCGATAAAAAGATGACTGCAAGAGCAAAGTCATTTAAGGCTCGTCATGCAAAGAACATCGCTAAAGGAAAGATGTCAGCAGCATATTGGGCAAACAAAGTAAAATGGTAAAGAAAGGAAATTAATATGGGATATGGATATGGCAAGAAGATGAAAGCAACTAAGACAAAAAAGAAAACTAAAAAGACTAAAGCTAAAAAATCTAAGAAGATGAGTTACTAATGCCATTTTCAAAATACTCACCAAAACAAAAGAAATTGGCAGCAGTAGCTGGTAATAAAAAGAAAATTGAAGCTATTGATTTTAAGAAACTAAAGAAAAGAAAAAAGAAAAAGTAATGGCAACTAAATCAGTAAAAGCACCAAAAGGGTTTCATTTTATGAAGTCAGGTAATACTTACAAATTGATGAAACATGAAGGCAAATTCAAACCTCATAGGGGTGCATCATTATCAGCTAAATTTACAATACAAACAAAACATAAAGGTTAATCATGGCAACTAAGAATGTACCCACTAATAAGGCTCTATACTCAAGAGTAAAGGCAGCAGCAAAACGCAAGTTTGATGTTTATCCATCTGCTTATGCAAATGCCTGGTTAGTTAGAGAATACAAAAAAAGAGGTGGGGGTTATAGAACCAAAAAAGCATGAGTAGAGCTAGTGGTGGATTAACTCGTTGGTTTAAAGAGTCGTGGGTCGATATTGGATCACCAAAAAAAGGTGGTGGATATGCTAAGTGTGGTAGAAAATCTGCAAAGGGCAGCAAGAGAAAGTACCCTAAATGTGTTCCTAAGTCTAAAGCAATGAGCATGACTAAATCACAGATAAAATCTGCTGTTAGAAGAAAACGATCAAAAGCACAAGGTGTAGGTGGTAAACCAACCAATGTCAAAACCTTCGCAAAAAGATAGAGATATAGTTCTTATAGAATGGATCGATGCTTATGAATGTGCTAGTGGTTGGATTGAATTAGAAGAAGCACTGAAAACAAAACCACCAACTGTCTATAGTCTTGGATTTGTCCTTAAAGAAGAAAAAGATTATATAACTATCTGTGCTGATCTTGGCAGAGAGGGTGACTCTGATTGTGGTAGAGTCCAAGTAATCCCAAAAACATGGGTAAAGAAAACTATTCTAGTGGATAAATCATAAAGGGGTGTCGTTAAACACCCCCTGTAAAGCTATTTAAATGGAAAAAATAATGGACTAAGTCGCCTTAAAATCCATATATTGAGTCTTTTTCTAGGTATATAAGTTTTAATAAGTTTTCTGTTAAACTCAGGAGTATCTTCAATAACACAAGTGAACATTATGATCTTCTCTCATATTCTAAATTTCTTGCTCTTTCCCACAAATAAACAAATCTCAGTAAATACTTTGTTTGTTTTTCTGTAAGTGTCTCACCCCATAAAGCCTCATCTGCTGATATTTTTTCTACATTTTGATTTTCTTCTCTATCTAACCATCTATTGTAAATATCAATTAATTTAGTTATATGATCCATTACGCAACCTCCCTTATTACCCATTGTTTAATATGAGTAAAAACCAAGATACCATCTTTTTTAATTTTATTGTAAGTCTCTTGGTCTAGTATTTTTGTAGAACCATCTACAAGTTTGATATGAAAATATATTTTATTCATCTGTAAATATCTCCTTTACAAAATAAAGTGTAAAACCAATCATTCCGATATGAACAATTAGTGTAAGTATTTCGTTTAACATTATTTATTCCCCCAAATAGATTTAATATAATTAAATAATTCAGATTTATTTTTTAGAAATTTAGATAAATCTTTTCTATCTTCGTGGAATAAAAGATATTCACCAAAGGCACTTGGTTTTTCAAAAGTAGAGAAAGAATTAACAGTTTTGATTGCAGTTAATTCAATATCATCATTTATATTCCAAAAGATGATACTACCATTTGATTTTTCTCTAACCTCAATGTTGTTGAACATTGATACTTTATCAAATGTATTCATTATTTTACCTCCTTTTTCATCTGGTAAGCTATTACAAGTTCTTCTTCACGAACTGCTCGTACACAATCACCTAGTCTTTTTACATCTGCAAATTTTACTTTGTATGAATTTGCAAGGGCTTTGAACAATCTATTTTTGTGATCTTTATGAATGTGTCTTTGGCAAATGTTTGGATAATCAAATATTAAAGTTCCATAGACTTCATCCAATCTACGATCATAATTTTGTGAAAGAACATATCCACCATCACCATTAGCTTGATATTTAATTAATGTTTCTAAATTGTTTCTCATAATATTCTCCTTAATATTTAACATGACTAAAATTTACAAAAAAAAACAAAAATATACAACAACAATTTATGGTTAAAAATCATTGAATTTACTAGCTTTTTAGTGTCCTAAACTTATCAAACAATTTATTTACATCACTTTCATTGAAAAAAACTTGTTTCAAGAGAGGATCTTTCGGATTCTGTTCTTGTAACTTTTTCAGTTGGTATTTAAAAGCTCTATAGTTTTTTACTGGAAACTTATCGTAAAAATCTTTGATGCTATATAACTTTACTACATCTTTCATAATAACTTCTCCTGGTTTGTATTCTCTTGCGATTTCCAAAATATATTACAAAGTCTAAATTCAGACTCACCTTTAAATCTAGGTGGAAAACTTTTTGATGTTTTGGTCATTAATGCTGATTTAAGTTGATCGACATTTAAGAACATCTGTTCATTGTTATCTAATCTTTTTAAAATCATTCCACCTTTTTCAATCGCCTTTTCTATTTCATAATCTTTTATGGAAGCCTTGCCTTGCCATAATCGACCAATTCTTCTTGTGGGATATTTCATGTTACTAAACTCCCTAACTTCATTTCTTGTCTATTGGTTGCATTTGCATCTAACATAAATTCTATTTTAGTTATAACTCTTTCAAGCTCTGCATACTTATCATCCATTTTTTCTTGAGCCTTTTCTAATTCAACTCTCAAAGTAATTACAGTTTCATCAGTTCTTGCTCTTGCCTTACGATCTTCAATAGACATTTTTAGTTCATTAAATTTAAGTTGAATAAATGTTTGATCGAGTTGATAGTCTAATAATCTTTCAGTTCTATCTCTTTCTCTCTTAGCAGCACGATACTCTTTTATTGCTTTCATCTTCGCATCTGCAATTTTATTAGGATCAAAACTTTCCATCGTATTTAACCTTTTCTATTACTTGATTTAATAATTGAATTTTTACTTGAGCATTGTATTTGGGATCATGCTCTGCTTTTAAATGATGTTCTCGACAGAGTGCTGCCAAGTTTTCAATATAATCTGCACATTTAGAACCACCCATCCCTCTTGGAGATAGGTGGTGAATGTCTTGTGCTTGATTACCACACATAATACAACTAACTTCCGAAGTGTCTCTTAATTGGAAGTATGTTAGATAAGTTTTTGTGTGATTTCGCATTTAGCACCCTTAATACTTTGACATCTTTTTTTATTTGAATAAGAGGATATTGATCTCTATCCCAACCATGTTTTAATTCATCAAAAAGATGTTTCTCAATATGAGATATGTCTATTTTTTTCATTGTTTCTCCTTAATTTCGTGAACTATTGAACCTATTGCCCAAACCATAAAAAGATTAATGAGCAATAGGATAAGTATTGATATGAGGAGTACTGACTCAAACATTTAAAAAGGAATATCGTCTGGTATAGAGTCACTTAAAGATTTCAATTCCTCTTTAGGTTCAGGCTTTGTATCTGGTTTCCAAGTATTTAATTCTGCATACCACTTACCAGATTTACCTTCTTTTACATCTATATTAATCCAATCATCTTCTTTGTTTTGGAGTTGTTTTTTATACCAATTTGTAAAATCAGCTTTTTTTATTGATATGGAGCATTTAATAAAATCTCTCTTTGGTTCTTTTGCAAAAAAACCATCAATAAACTCTTTATCATCACTCATTTTTTATCACCTCTCTTATTAAAGTTTTGATCGTGTCCATCTAAATCATCCTTATCACCAGTTGGTATTAAGAATAATTGTCTCATAAATTGCTTTAGGGAATACGATTGACTAGCACCCAATGACTGCCCTCCAGTCATTTGCACAAACATATTCTTCTGTATTGGTTGTGACCAAGTATCTCCGTCTTTATGAACTAAAATAAATTCATACAAAATATGTATCCATTTTTTAACATCACCAACAACCCGGCAATCTTTTTCATTCATAAAAATACTTAACCCATGCTTTGCACATAAAGGATTTATGGCCTTTAAAAAACTATCTACATCAACATAGCTATAATTTTGAAATTTATTATCACTATCTTTTTGTAGAGTTTCAATATCGGACATAATTCCATGTATCGCAGTTGCAATAGTTTTAGGACATTGTTCTATTTCACTCATTTTTTACTCCTTACAGTTTTGTTGAGTTCTTTATCTTGATCGAAGGCTTGTCTAATTAATTTAAAATATTCAAATGCCTGATCTAATTCTTGTTTATTAAATTCTTTTATTTCAAAGTCGTCACCTTTTTTAGGAAACCTAGCGACTATTGCTTTATTAATTTTAATGTTCATTTCACTTTCAATAGAATGTCTGTATGCAGAAAGTTGAACCAGATAATCAGAATAAATTGCAGAAGAACTTTTAAAATCGACTAAAATATATTCATCATTTTTTTTGACTAACAAGTCTGCTGTACCACCATAATTATATTCTTTATTTATTAATTTTTTTTCAGAGAATATAATCTCAAATTTACTCATTTGAAAATTCCTCCCACCAGGTCAAAAATTTATTAAAACAATTTCTAACAGTTTCATCTTCAGGAAGTTCATAATATTGATCGAGAATATGTTGTTCTGCAAGTTCATGTAATGATGTTCCAACATCAGCAGCTTTACCTATTTCATCATGGTATTTTTTACCCTCTAATCCAATTTTGTTTGACCATATAATCAAACCTTGTGAGTTCTTAAAACGACCAAGAATAGTCGTGACTGAAGGAACTTTTTTATTATCTATTTTATATTCTGTATGTGCCATAATTATAAAATGGCGAATACCCACTATAGTTAGTTATTCTAGGAGGAATAATATTTACTTGAAGATTTTTACGAATATTCGCCATTATTGAATAAATATTACAAAAAAATTATTAAATCAATATTTTATTGAAAAAAAAAACAAATTAAGTAAAAGTTAATAATATTGAAATCACGATTAAAATTATTAATGTTGTTATTAGATCAACATAATAAGTATGTTCAAATTTGTATGGAAAATAAAATTTTATGGGAAGATTATGAAGAACATATTTGGAAAAAATTACTGATAATAAATGGTTTTAGAGAACCTCTGCCAAAATTGTCAAGAATTGTTGAAATCTCAAACAGAGCTAAAAAACGCAGAGAAAAGAATACTCAAGTTTATATACCAATATCTGAACACTCACCAACAATCACCCAGTTATACAGAAATACTGCATGGGCTAGGTATGAGAAGCAGCAACAACTTGAGTCGATACTTAAAAAAATTGAAAAATCACCTATATATAGATTTTACTCCAGGATCAGCGAGAGACATAAAAATTCTAAGGAAAGAGAAGTGGTTAGATGATTGAAAAAATGAAATTACCTTACTTTGATTTTTATTACCAAGACTTCTTAACTGGTACTGCTCACTTCACTCATCAACAAAAAGGTATCTATATAACTTTGATGTGTCATGCTGGAGTTCGTAATGGTGATGGACTACCTAATAATTTTGAACAACTTTGTACCATTGTTAATGTTTATAGTAATAATCCTGAACAAGTGGAGTCATTAAAGACAGATATTAATACTGTCTTATATGAAAAATTTAAACTTATAGACAATAAATGGCATAACGAGAGACAATTAGAAGATTATAAAAGAACTGTTGAAAAAATAAATCATAGAGCTGAAGCTGGTCGTAAAGGTGGTCTAGCAAAAGCGAAGCAAACCTCTAGCACAGTATCTGTATCTGATTCTGTATCTGTATCTTTTAATAATATATGGGATGCGTTGTTGGTGAAGCGAGGCAGCAAAAAGAAAGCATTAGAAAAATTTAAAAGTATTCCTAATACAGTAGATCGAGAGTCAATCATAGATAAATACAACGAACTTTGTCGTAATACAGAAAATCAAATATTTATACCACACTTTAGCACTTGGTTATCTCAAGAACGATACAACGATGAAGAAGTATTTAACCTGAATAACTTTAAAAAGAAACACAGTATTGTGGCAAACTTTATAGAAGAAAAAGACAATCTTTTGTTTTTTAGATCCAAAGAGGGATTTGGCATGGTTGATTGGGTTTATAAAAAGGATGGAACATTGATTAAGGATTATGGCAAAGAAGAAGAAGCATCTTAGGGTATTGTCACTTGGTGCTGGAGTTCAATCAACAACATTAGCTTTAATGATTGAAAAGGGTGAAGTTCCTATGGTTGATTGTGCGATATTTTCAGATGTAGGTGCAGAACCTAAATTAGTTTATGAACATCTTGATTGGTTAGAAAAACAATTATCTTATCCTGTTTACAAAGTGCAATGGAGAAATCTTCGAGAAGATATTATTAGTGCTAGTCAAGGTAAATACAAAGCATTTGTAGCACCTTTTTTCACAAAAAATAAAAATACAGAGAAAAAAGGAATGTTGCGTAGGCAATGTACTAGTGACTATAAAATTAAACCTTTACAACAAAAAGTAAGAGAATTGTTAGGTTATAACAAGGGTGAGAGAGTTGCAAAAGATACTCATGTTGAAATGCTTATGGGAATATCATGGGATGAATTACAAAGACAAAAAACAAATCAAATAAAATACATTACAAATATCTATCCATTAATAGAGAGACAAATTAGAAGGCATCAATGTCTTAAATGGATGGAAACAAATAATTATCCAAAACCACCAAGATCAGCTTGTACATTCTGCCCCTATCACTCAAACGAAGAATGGAGATTGATAAAACAAAATAAAGAAGAATGGGATGAAGTTATAAAATTAGATCAAAGCATAAGAAATCAAGAACAATATGAAGATAGTCAATCTGGATCTGTTAAAGATCAATTATATTTACACAAAGATTGCAAACCAATAGACGAAGTTGATTTGAGAACTGATGAGGAAAAAGGTCAATATTCTTTACTAGATGAATGTGAAGGTATGTGTGGGATATAATGGCAAAAAAGAAGAAAAAAAAACAGCAACGAACTAAATCCAAGGAAATTTCTCAAGCACAAGAGATTGACCTTGGAGCACAAACTCTAATCAGAGAAAATGGCAAGGTCTATCGATTACCTGATATGGCTGAGATGCAAATATCTCACAAACACATATCTAAAAAGATAAATTCAGTCCATGAAAGCTACTACTCAAGACATCAACTAGATCCAAGAGATGCCAAAAAGAATGCAACCAGGTTTGTAGCTGGTCAAAAACTTGAGTATTTAGGTGTTATTTCTAACAAAATGAAGTCATGCACTATGAATTTTAACAGTTTAGCTGGCATACCTAATGGTACTGAGTTCTTCAATATATTAAAGATAGATTATGAACAGGAGTTTAACGATGCTATGAAAGCAACGAAGCAGCACCAATCTCTAATATGGGATGTTATTATAGATAATAAACCAGCAACACATAAAAGAATGGACTCATATAGAGAAGCTCTGGATTTATTAATTAGCTTTTGGAGAATGTAAATATTCCCATTTGTTCCCATTTTATAACTTGCATAGTTAATATAGATTAGATTGTAAGATCGAGAAGTCGGTCAAAAATCCGTACAATTTATTATGAAAGCAGAGGAAGAACTCTGGCTTAACATATTGGTTCGAGGTTTATGCGATAGCCTGGGCCTTACACATCCAAACTTTGATATATCAGAATGGAAAGTCATTAAAGAAGCAAAAGAATGGTTAGGTTCAGAGGATTTTAAAACTATTTGTGGATACTTGAAACTTGAACCTAATTATATATTGAAACTTCATGGCAAAATTAAAAAAACAAAAAAGTCTGATACCGACAGAATATACAACGCACTCTACATTAGGATTAGACGACTCAAATCTGACTACGACTATATTCTTAGCAGATGATAATGGTAATCCAATAGTTCTTATCAGGTTCGCAGACTTTGATAGTAAGGAACAAGCTAAAGATTTCGTCTCGGTATTTAAAGAACATAAAAATTTCACAGAACTAGGACTTGATCCTATGAATACAACAATACATTAAACAACATGGCAGCACATACAAAATATTCAAAAGAACTAGTAGATACAGTGTTACAAGAACTTGCAGTAGGTAAGTCTATTAGAGAAGCATTAAAGACAGTTAATATATCCTGGGAGATATGGAGACAATGGTTGAATAAGAAAACTGGTCTGAGAGAAAGTTATAACCAGGCTAAAGAAGATGGTATTGAATACTCAATGGCAGATGTAGACCAAGTAGCTAAAGATGCAGTGAAGAAGTCAGCAAACTCTAAGATGGATATGGCTAATGTGAAAGCTATCGATACATTCATTAAACATAAACAATGGATGGCAAGTAAACTCGCTGCGAGGAAGTATGGCGACAGAACTCAATTAGAAGTAGGAAACATGAAAGATCAATCCTTTTCTATTAAATGGGATAAGTAGGAGGACATAATGGAATTTATGAAAGACAAATGGAATAATCTAAACAAGAGAGGTAAGATCATTGTTTGTGTTGTTGCAGTTATTGTAGTAGTAGCATTAGTTCAACATATATAGTAAAAAAGATATGTATTTGTCTATTTTATGCTACAAATTCGTGTGTTTAGTAGACAAGATAGTGTTTGGATTGATTGATAGATGTAGGGGAAGTGTTGAGTTTGTTAAGAGGATTACAAAAAAGCTCTATAGTTGCACAGAAGTCCTCGTGAGAAAACTCAAACACTAGATATAGTAGTATATATTTGTTCTTATAATAGCTATTATGCAACAAAAATAATCCCTTATTTTTCAATACTTTTAGCACACCATAAATTAGAGCTTTTATAACCACTACATCTTGTGTTCTGATGGATAATGATTGGTATTGCTGGGTTTTACAGCATAAACCATAAAAAAACCCTTATTTATCAGCATTTTTAGGGTTTTACCACCCCCATCGAGTCTGTGTCATTGCAATAGGAAGTGATTTCAACTCAGAACAAAATCTCTATGAGCAAAAATTTTACAACAATACCCATGAGCCTTAAAGAAGCTAATGAATTTGTTACAGAACATCATAGTCATAACAAAAAAGTTCAAGGACATAAGTTTTCAATAGGTGTTTTATATGAAAATAACCTAGTTGGTGTTGCTATCTGTGGCAGACCTATATCTGCAACATTAGATGATAAGAAAACATTAGAATTACTTAGGTCTTGTGTCTTAGATAATGCACCTAGAAACACAAATAGTTATCTTTATGGAAGATGTTGGAGAGTTGCAGATGCTCTAGGCTATCAAAGAATGATTACTTATACCTTGATAGAAGAAAAATCGGCAGCTTGTAAAGCTATTGGAATGCGAATTGTAGGTCAGACAAAAGATAGTTCTAAAGCCTGGTTTAACAAACAAAAACAGGATGGGATTGTCAGACAACATCAAAGTATTTATCACAAACCTAAATATAGATGGGAAAAAGGTTATCTTATTTGATGGTGCTGATGAGATGAATCGAACATCCGACTTCTATCTTACCAAGATAGCACTCTACCACTGAGTTACACCAGCATAGCTGATTTATAGCATGGAAATACCACTACCAAACAAAAAATATAACATTATTTATGCAGATCCAGCTTGGAGTTTTAACAGTTCTATTTATCAAGATAATGGAAGAAATTTTAATAAAAAAATTACAGATCACTATAAAACAATGTCTGTCGATGATATTAAAAACTTACCAGTAAAAAATATAACTAATAAAGATTGTATATTATTTTTATGGTCTACAGATAGTCACCTACAAGAAGCATTAGAAGTTATTAAAAATTGGAATTTTAAATTTAAAACAATAGGTTTTACTTGGGTTAAACAATATAACACAGGATCGTATTGTTATAATTTTGGAGCATATACTCTCAAATCAACTGAAATATGTTTAATTGGTTTAAAAGGTAAATTAAAAAATATTAAAAAATCTAATAATGTTAAAAGTTTAGTCTTTGCTGAACGAACAAAGCACTCAAAAAAACCAGATTGTGTTAGAGATCGCATAGTGGAGCTGTGTGGTGATTTACCAAGAATAGAATTATTTGCTAGACAAAAAACACCTGGTTGGGATGTTTGGGGTAATGAAGTTTGATTGATTTTACTTTGAACAAAAAATGAGAGCATTCTGCCCACCAAGAAATACACCTGATAAAGATATAGTTATGACACCAGAATATTTAGCTATAAATATTATCAATCATTTCAAACCAACTGGTAAAATCTTAGATCCTTGTCGTGGAACTGGTGCATTTTATAATAATTTTAATACGGATGATAAAGATTGGTGTGAACTCACTGAGAATAAAGATTTTTTGACTTATGATAAAAAGGTAGACTGGATTATTACTAATCCACCATGGAGTAAAATGAGAGAATTTTTAGAACATGGGATGAAAATATCAAAAAACATTGTCTATTTAACAACAATTAATCACTACACAACCAAACGCAGAATAAAAGATATGATATCTGCAAAATTTTCATTAAAGGAAATATACTGTGTTCCTACACCAAAGAATGATTTTCCACAGTTAGGTTTTCAACTTGCTGCCATTCATACTCAAAAAGATTGGGATGGTAATATTAAATTTAATTATTCGTGATTGATTTTACTTTAAACAAAAAAGATGTGCCTGAGGGCAAATTATATAGCGAATTTACTATCCTAAACTGGGATAGAAAGAAAGAAATGCAGCACCGAGTCTGTTTATACTGCGATGCTTGGGGTACATTTGGTATTCAAGCTAAAGACGCATACAAACAGTATTATTTCTTGTGTGGAGATCATTATTCAAATGAAAAAACAGAAAAAAAATAAATCAATTGATGTCTTTGCCTTAATGGTCAAACACATGAACGAAAAGACACCCATCAAACCAAACTCAGGTCGTGGAGTCGTCACCGATAGCACAGTTTCTAGGATACAAGATATTTACAAGGGGGATAAGAAAGAGAATGAATGAAAATAACTATTCCCTACAAGCCTAGACCATTACAGAAAGAGATACATAAGAACCTCAAAAGGTTCAATGTCCTGGTTTGTCATCGTAGATTTGGAAAAACTGTTTTAACAGTCAATGAGATCATTAAGAAGTGTTTACAAAACAAACTTCCTAGACCTCGCTATTATTATATAGCTCCTACTTACAGTATGGCTAAAAGAATAGCCTGGGATTATTTAAAATATTACACCTCGGTTCTACCGAAGATGGAATATCACGAAACAGAACTACGAGCTGATCTTCCTAATGGTGGAAGAATACAATTACTGGGTTGTGAAAGACCACAAACCCTTAAAGGATTGTATATGGATGGTGTGGTTCTGGATGAGGTAGCACAAATGCCTCC